AATATCGACGCGGCCACCGCGATCACGATGCGCAAGCAGGCAGAGGAGAACGCGCAGAGCGCGGCCGACTTCGAATACGCGAACGCGCAGAAAACGCTCAAGGCCGAGATCGACAAGGCGGATGCGATGTGGGACCTCGCCGATGCCTATACCGCCGCGGTCGATCCGACGATCGCCTATGCGAAGACCATCGACGAACTGAACGCGCTGCTCGCGGCCGGCGCGATCAGTCAGGACACATTCACGAAGAACGTCAAGAAGGCGGCCGACACGCTCGAGCAGGCGCAGACCGGGATGGACCCGATGAAGAAGCAGTTGAAGGACCTTCAGGACGCGGTCGAAGGCTTCGGCAAAAAGGCGAGCGACGCCTTCGTCGACTTTGCCTTCGGGACCAAGGATGCGTCTGTCTCGTTCAACGAGATGATCGTGTCGATGCTGAAGGACCTCGCGAAGATGCTCGTCTACCAGAACGTGATGAAGCCGCTATTCAGTTCGATCAGCGGCGGCGCGGGCGGCTTCCTTTCAAGTTTCCTCGGCAGCGCAGCCGGCCGTATGTCGGGCGGTCCCGTCTCGCCCGGCCAGCTATATCAGGTCAACGAACTGCCCGGCCGCAAGGAGTACTTCATCCCGAACGTCGCCGGCACGATCGCCACCGATGCGGGTAACGGGCTCGGCAACGGCGGGATACAGGTCAACGTCCACATGCACCGTGACGGCAGTCGCGACACCGAGGACACGAAGGCTGACAACGATCGCGCGATCGAACTCGGCAAGCGTATCTCGGCGGTGGTCAAGCAGACCATCGTGAATGAAAAACGCACCGGAGGTCTGCTCGCATCATGAGTGATCCCATCGTTCCGATTCCGCCCGCGTCTATGGTCCCGCTATATCCGTCGCAGCCGGTGCGCCCGCTGACGAGCCTGTATCTGCCCGTGCTGCCCGACGCATTGCGCACGCCCCGCGCGGCCGGCCCGATCTTCGAATGGTGCGTGACGTCGGCCTCGTTCGAGCTTGAGCCGCGCATCATCAAGGCGCAGTTCGGCGACGGCTACGCGCAGCGACGTCCAGCCGGTATCAACACGCAGATGCACAAGTGGACCGTCGAGATGAAGAACCTCGACGGGAGAACATACGACGCGGTGCTCGCGTTCCTCGAAGCGCGTAACGGTGTCGAGGTATTCAACTGGACACCGCCGCGCACGACTACGGCGCAAAGCGTCATCTGTCCTTCGTGGTCGGGCAGTTACGGAGATATGGTCGCTACGGGCGGGCGCTTGCGTAACGTACAGATGAAGTTCGAGCAGGTGTTCGAATGACCATCAAGGGCGATCTCCAGCAGCTTGAACCGGGTGCGCTTATCGAGCTATTCGTGCTCGACCTCTCGCGCTTCAACGCGCCCGACCCGCTACTGTACTTTCACGCCGGCACGAACGAGCTTGAGTCGGACGTGATCTGGCAGGGCATCACGTACACGCGCTATCCCGTCCAGGCGACTGGCTTCGAGTGGAAAAGCCAGGGCACGCTACCGCGTCCGCACTTCGCGGTCTCGAACGTCACGGGCGTGATCAGCGGGCTATGCCGTATGTACGCCGATATGGTCGGCGCGAAGGTGATCCGCAAGCGTACGCTGATCCGCTATCTCGACGCGGCCAACTTCGCGAACGGCAATCCGTACGCGGACCCGAATGCGTATCTCCCCGACGATATCTTTTTCGTCAACCAGAAAACGCGCGAATCACTGGACGTCGTCGAGTTTGAACTGGCGACCGCGTTCGATGTCGAGGGCAAGCAGTTACCCGGAAGGCAGGTCATCACGAACGCGTGTCCGTGGCGTTACCGCGGCGACGGCTGCGGATACGCAGGTCCACCCGTCGCCGATATCAATGACAACCCGACGAGCGATCCGGCGCAGGACGTCTGCTCCAAGCACCTGTCAGGGTGCAAGCTCCGCTTCGGGAATGGCTGGATGCCGTTCGGCGGATTTCCCGGCGCAGGCCAGTACAGGTAGGACATGAACATGACCGACGACGATCTCGCCGCGCTCGTACCTTATGTGTGTATCCACGCCGAAGCCGTAGCACCGCGCGAGTGCTGCGGGCTGGCCGTGGCCGAGCGCGACTCGCTGACCTATATCGCGTGCGAAAACCTCGCACAACGTACCGAACACTTCGTCATCAATCCGACCGACTACGCGCGCGCCGAAGACACGGGCAAGGTCATGGCGATCGTTCACTCGCACTGCTACGAACCGCCCGAGCCATCGCTCGCGGACCGGACCGGTATCGAGCAGACGATGCTCCCGTGGCTGATCGTCAACTATCCGACCGGTTCGCACACGATCACGCGACCGGCCGGCTTCGTCGCGCCGCTGATCGGTCGTCCCTTCGTGCATGGCGTCCACGACTGCTATGCGCTCGTGCGCGACTACTACGCGACGCAGAACATCGCGCTCAGTGACTACCGCCGTTCATGGGGCTGGTGGGAAAGCGCGAACGGTCCCGACCTTTACCGCCAGAACTTCAAGACCGAAGGCTTCGTCGAAGTCCCGCGCGAGACGCTACAGGAACACGACCTGATCCTGATGCAGATCCGCGCGCCGCGCGAAAACCATATGGCCGTCTACCTCGGACACGGCGTGATCCTTCATCATCTGATCGAGCATCTGTCGCGACGCGAAACGTATCAGGAGTTCTATCAGCGACGCACGACGGCCGTGCTACGCCATCGCGCATTCATCGGAGGCGAGTCATGCTCACGGTAATTTTCTATGGCGAACTGCGCGCGCGCTTTGGCCGGCGCTTCGTGCTCGACGTACGCAGTCCGCGCGAAGCGATCCACGCGATATGCGTCCAGGTGCGCGGGCTCGCGCCGTGGTTCCGCGATCACGGCGCGCAACAGTTCCTTGTACGCGGTCCGCATCAGGACTATGACGGGAACGACATCTTCTATCCGCTCTCGCGTGGCGTGCTCAAGATCGTCCCGCTCGTTCAGGGCGCCGGCTCGTTCGGCAAGATCATTGCCGGGATCGGTCTGATCGCGATCGGCGTAATCTCGGGCGGTACGCTCGCGCCCGCGATTATCTCGATGGGTCTCGCGCTCGCAATGAGCGGGGTCGCACAGATGCTGGCTCCCCGGCAGCAGGCTACGGCCACGCCCGAGAAAGCGGACAACACGCCTAACCTTGCATTCGACGGGGCAGTGAATACGATGGGACAAGGCGGACCCGTACCGCTCGGCTACGGTCGTTTGATCATCGGCTCGCAGGTCATCAGCGTCGGCTTCTCGACGAACAACGAGATCATGGTGAACTGATGACTAACCGCTTGTTACCAGTCATCGGCGCGGGCGGCGGCGGCGGCGGCAAGGGCGGCGGCGGCGGATCTGCACACTCGCCGACCGAAGCACCCAATACGCTTATCTCGACGCAGTACGCGCGCATCATCAACGCGCTGGGCGAAGGCGAGATCGAGGAGATCGTCGGCGGACCGCAGGGTATCTATTGCGATCAGACGCCTCTCGCGAATCCGGATGGCTCGTGGAACTTCGTGGGCGCCGCGATCGACTGGCGTACGGGTACACCGAATCAAGCACCTATCGCCGGCTTCTCTGCGACTGAATCCGAGTCACCTGTCGGCGTTACGGTCAAGGCCGATGCGCCTGTCGTGCGTAGTCTCACGAACCCGAACATCACGGCGATTCGCGTCACGCTCGGCTTTCCTGTGATGACCAACCAGAACCCGGACACGGGTGATATCAACGGGACGAGTGTCCAGCTTGCGATCGATCTCCAGCGTAACGCGGGCGGCTGGGTTCAGATGTATGTCGATACGGTCACGGGCAAAACGACGAGCCGCTATCAGCGTTCGTACCGTCTGTCGCTTGCGCGCTTCGGACAGGCTGGCGGGACGTACGATATCCGCGTTCGTCGACTCACGCCCGACTCTACCGCGGCGAATATAGCGAACGCGTTTAACTGGGAGTCGCTTACTGAGATCGTCGACTCGACGCTTCAGTATCCCTATACGGCGCTATGCGGGGTACAGGTCGACGCGTCGACATTCAAGGCGATCCCGAAGCTGTCTTTCGACTGCAAGCTGCGCCGCGTCCAGGTGCCGTCGAATTACGATCAGGTGAACCGGCTGTATGTCGGTGTCTGGGACGGGACGTTCAAGATCGCGTGGACCGATAACCCCGCCTGGATACTCTATGACCTCGC